GTTTTAGCGATTGGCGTAGCGGTTCAATACGAAACTTCTACAAAAGAAATCGTAGCTACGGGCGGGGACTTCGCAGCGGGTTGGGCTTTTAAAGGCGCAGCGGCGGGCGAAACTTCGGTACAAGTATTATTGCCATTGGGCGGATGCTAATAGCGAAGTAGAATGGATTTCCGACAACGTGTTGACAACATTTTAAACCATTCTATGCAAGTGTTCGGGGAAGACGTAAAATTTTTTCCCCGTAACACTGTAGGCGGCGTGCATACCGGGCGCGCCGTGTTTAATAATGAAGGTCAAGCCCTCGACTTGGATACGGAACAAGTGTTGTCGGTAAATCAACCGGAATTAGGAATCAACTTAAACGATTTTTCCTTTGAAATTATGACGAATGATCTTTGCGAAGTCCGCGGAATCAAGTATCGAATTGTCGATAAAATTGAAGACGGTCAAGGCGGCGCAAAACTACGACTACATAGGGTTGACATAAATGATCGAATTGCAGACACAAAGGTACGTTAAACGTCGAATTAAGACGGCCGTGCGTGACCTTTTGTTAAATAACACGGAAGCAAAAAACCGTGTTTATATAGGCCGAACGGTTCCGACAAAAACGGACGAACCGAACGCGCTCCCAATTTTGTTAATCTATTCGATTGACGAAGACGTTCGACGTTTTAATCAAGCCCCTAAAAACTATCGCCGTAATTTGACAGTAAACATCGAGTGCATTGATACCGGAAACACCGACGACGATTTAGACCGCAGACTTGAAGTGTTAGCGGAAACCGTCGAAGACCTAATGGAAAAAGACGAACGGTTAGGTTTAAAAGAAGTTAACTTTTTAGAGTTAACAGGCGCAAATTATCAAGCGCAAGCCGACGGGGAAAGTCCTTTCGGTTCATTAATTTTAACTTATAACGTCGAGTATTTTAGAGACGCAATTTTAGAAGGCGCCGCTTGTCTTGACGATTTAAAAGTCATTGATACGAAATGGAAAGTCGGACACCAAGGGCCGTTAAGCCCGACCGACATTCAAGTCGATGCTAACGACAAAGTAGAATATTAGAGGGGGTTCGATGCAAATAAAAGTAGTTCCGAAAAAAGGCCAAACAGTAATCGACCCGGTGACAAAACGTGCGATTTCAGAAGACGGCGAACTTGTCGTTAGTTCGACTTATTGGAATCGTCGTCTTGCGTGCGGGGATGTTACACTTTGCGAACAAAAAGAAGAAAAGAAAACAGAAAAAATTGAACACAAAAGTTTTAAAAAAGAAAGCGGGGGTAAATAATGACTATTTCTTTTAACCAGATTCCGGCGGGAATTCGAGTCCCGCTATTTTATGCCGAGTTTGATAATTCAAACGCCAATCAAGGCGGGGTTTTGCAACCCTATAAAGTGTTGTTAATCGGAAACCGTAGAACGGCGGGTACAATTCCGGCGCTACAACCGGAACTTGTAACAAGTGAAACGCAAGCTAAAACATATTTTGGTGCAGGTTCTTTACTTGCGGACATGGCCGTTAAGTTTTTGCAAAATAATAAATCGACTCCGCTTTGGTGCGTAGCTCTTGACGATTTAGTCGCAGGCGTTGCGGCAACCGGTAAAATTACTTTTACGGGTACACCTACAGCGGCGGGAATTGTTTCAATCATGATCGGTGGTCTTCGTATTCAAGTCGCAGTTAGCACGGCTTCGACGCCGGCGTCGCTTGCAACGGCTTTAGCCGCGGCAATTCAAGCGAATACCGATTGCGTAGTTAGCGCCGTCGTAAACGGGACTAACAATTTTGAAGTTGATTTAACAGCAAAAAACAAAGGCGAATTCGGAAACGAAATTGATATTACGGTTTCGTATTTTTCCGGTGAAGTTGTTCCCGCGGGCCTAACGGTTGCGGTAACTGCAATGACCGGCGGCGCGGGAAATCCCGACGTTGACACTGTTTGGCCGGTATTGGGCGACGTGCAATATATTTTAATGGTGTCCCCGTATGTCGATAGTGCCACGTTCGGAAAAATTGAGACGGAATTGACGGGCCGTTTTGGGCCGCTTGAAGCTAACGACGGTTATTGCATTTACGGAAAACGTGCGTCGCATTCGGCGCTTGTTACTTTGGGCAATACGCGTAATTCGCAATTTACAGATATTGGTGCGGTTAGCGGACCTAATTCACCTTGGCAATGGGCGAGTGCGCGCGCGGGACAAATTGCGGCAAGTGCTTCGATTGACCCCGCAAGACCATTTCAAACGTTGAAACTTTCGGGCATTTTGGCGCCGAAACAAACAAGCCGCTTCACGCTTTTGGAAAAAGACATTTTGTTAAATAACGGAATTTCTACTTTCATGGTCGACGCCGGCGACAACGTTTTGATTGAACGTGAAATTACAACTTACAAATTGAATTCGTTTGGAAGCCCCGATTTATCATATTTAGATTTACCGACGCTTCTAACGCTTTCGTATTTGCGTTTTGATTACAAAGCGACAATTACTTCAAAGTATCCGCGCCATAAACTTGCAAATGACGGAACCCGTTTTGCGCAAGGGCAAGCGATTGTTACACCGAACGTCATCAAAGCGGAAACAATTGCGAAATTCCGCGATTGGGAAGAACGCGGATTAGTCGAAGGTTTCGACCAATTCAAAGAAGACTTAATCGTAGAGCGTAGTTCAACTAATCCGAATCGTATCGACGTTTTAATGCCGCCTGATTTAGTAAATCAATTAATGATTGTCGGTGTAAAAATTGGATTTCTTTTATAATAGGGGGTTTTAAATGAGAGTTGGTGGAATTATTGAAGTTAAAGCGAACGGCCAGCAATACCTTGCAAAAGGTAGCTGGACGTACAATCTAGGCGTTGCAAAACGCGACATCGTTCTAGGTTCCGATGGGGTTCATGGTTATAAAGAACTTCCGCAAGAGCCAATGATTGAAGGCGCGATTACCGATAGCGAAGACCTAGATTTAAAAACGCTTCTAAGTCTTAAAGACGCAACGGTAACTTTGTCGCTTGCGAACAATAAAATTATTGTTCTTCGACAAGCGTTCTTTTCGGGTGACGGAAACGCCACTACAGAAGAAGGCGAAATCGCGGCAAAATTTTCCGGCAAAAGTGCGGAAGAAATTCGTTAATCAAAAAACTATGCTGCGGGGGAAACCCCGCAGTCTAAAAGAGAGGTTGCAGCATGGAAAAAGTAGAGAACGAAAAACCAAAAAAGGGACCGAAAACAAAAAAGGTAAGACTTGTCGAACCGATTGAATGGGGCGACGAAGGTTACATTAAAGAAGTTGTTTTGAATGCCCCGCGCGGGAAGCATTTAATGTTAATGCCAAACAACCCTACGACAAAAGACCTTTTAATTTTAGCTTCTAAAATTAGCGACGTACCTTTTGCAGCATTTCAAGAAATGAGCGCAAAAGATGTTTTGTCGGTAGTGGAGGCCGTGGGGGAGTTACTATAGGTTGGCCGACGGATTGGCAAGACGTCGTCGGAAGTCTTGCCCGTTATTTCCGTTTTAGCGCAACCGAACTATTAAATTTTGACTTGGACGAATTAGAATTCTGGTTCGAACAAATGAAAAAGCAAGTTGAAGCAGTAGAAAAAAAACTTGCGGAAGGAAAAAAATAAAATGGGAATGGAAGGCACTACGGCTTTTATTAAATTGCAGGCGTTAGATAAAACGTCGGCAAAAATCCGTCAAGTTGCTTCGAACATTCCCGTTTTATCGCGCGCGGTAGACAAGGCCGCGAAGGCTTTGCAAAACTACAATCTAGCGACCAAAGATTTACAAGACAAATATTCCGCAATCGGAAACAAGTTTAAGGACGTCGGGGGCGCATTAACAAAATATGTTACGCTTCCAACGTTGGCCGCGGCGGGCCTTTCAGTCAAAGCCTTTGCCGATTACGAGACGGCTTTGATTGGCGTAGGGAAAACAACGAACACGGAAGGCGCAGCACTTCGCGCAATGGGCGACCAATTTCGCGCCCTTTCGAAAACGATTCCGGTATCGGTTGAAGAACTTTTGCAATTAGGACAAACAGCGGCGCAGTTAGGTGTAAAAAGTAACGACGTCGTAAAGTTTTCCGAAACTCTTGCAAAATTATCCCGCGCTTCTAATATTGTAGGTGAAGAAGGGGCCAGCGATTTAGCCCGTTTTATTCAAGTTACCGGCGGTTCAATCGGAGACGTCGACCGTTTTGCGTCGGCACTTGTCGAATTAGGTAACACGTCGGCGGCAACCGAAGCGGAAATTTTAAGTTTTTCACTTCGTTTAGGTGCCGCGACTTCTGTATTTAACGTTAGTAGCACGCAGGCTTTGGGCATAGCGACGACACTCAAGTCGGTAGGTATAGAAGCGGAAGCGGGTTCAAGTTCCGTGCAAAGGGCAATGGGCGCGCTTAACGACGCCATAGGAACCGGCGGTCAAAAAATGCAAGTGTTGTCAAAACTAACAGGTATTGCAGCAAGCGATTTAAAAGACCGCTTTAAAAAAGATGCCGTCGGAGTTTTGAGAGAATTTGCGCAAGGGCTTCATGCCGTAGAAAAATCAGGCGGCGACGTGACTAAAGCCCTCGATTTTTTCGGTATGTCGGGCGTCCGGGACATTCAAGTTATGGGGACGCTTGCTAAAAATGTAGGGCTTCTTGACGAAAAACTTCAAACAGCAAGTCGAGGGTTTAAAGAAAACACGGCACTAAACAAAGAATTTAATTCGGCAAGCAAAAGTTTAGCGAACCAATTTCAATTATTTAAAAACGACATTAACGATATGGCTATCGACTTAGGTGAAAAACTAAAACCTACAATCGTCGCTTTTTTTGACGTTGTTCGTTCGGGCCTTGATTTTTTACGAAACAATCCAACGATTGCAAAAGTCATTATCGGATTTACGCTTTTACTTGCGGTTGTCGGCCCGTTACTTGTTGCGTTTGGAACTTTTTTAACAATGCTTCCTTTAATGTCGGCCGGCATGGTAATTTTTCAAGCGTCAATTGCGCCGCTTATTGTTTCGCTTTTAATTATTGCGGCTAAAGTCGCAATCGTTGTCGCGGCAATTGTCATTCTATGGCAATGGGTTCAATTTGCATGGAACAATTGGAAGGTTTTAATGCAAGCCGTAGTTAAACTTTTTCAAGGTGATTTTGTCGGCGCTATGGATTTAGTTGTAAATCGTATCGCGGAAGTTGTCGGAAAAATTACCGGTGCATATAACGCCGTTAAAAAGTTTTTTGGCATGGGGGGCGACGCAAGCGTTAATGTAAACGGGCCAAAACTAGAAAACAGTCCGCTTCTACAAACAGAAGCCGCCGGCGGGCTTGAAGTAGGTACGCGCGCGAATCGGGACTTTGTTCAGCAAACAAATAATGCCCGTGTTGATTTATTTGTACGCGCGCCGGAAAATACAAAAATAGTTAGTGAACAAGAAAACGGATTTTTAGCAATCAATCGCGGACTTGCGGGGGCTTTTTAATGGCATGGCGTGACCAATTACGACAAGCTAGTTTTAGAGGGGTCAATTTTTTCGTTGATATTTCGCAATTTACAACCGGTCGCCGAGTCACATTGCATGAATTTCCCGACCGCGACTTGCCTTTTGCCGAAGATATGGGGCGCGTTGGCCGCTCGTTTAAAGTCGAAGGGCATATTTTAGGTGACGATTATTTTGAAACAAAACGCCTATTGATTGAAGCGTCTGAAAAATTCGGACCCGGCGAGTTAATACATCCGTATTTTGGCACGTTACAAGTTCAATGTAGTGCGGTGTCTATAGACGAAGACACGCGCGAAGGCGGTATCGCCAAAATTAGTTTTCAATTTTACGAAGCCGGTGACAATCGTTTTCCGACTGTTATCGACGACAAAGGCGCCGCCGTTGTCGAAAAATCCGAAGTTGTAAAAGAGACTTCGAAATCAGCTTTTGATCGTATCTTTTCCGTTTCAAAACTTCCGGGTTTTGCGGTTGATAGTGCGCGCAAAAAGGTTGCGGAATTCGCCGACCGTTTTGCTGAAGCGACTAAAGACGTTCGTACAAACGCGGACGAAATTGCAAATTTAGCTTTTAATATTCGGAACCTGCGGGCGGAAACTGATACTTTGCTGCAATCTCCAAGTGTATTAAGTCAACGCCTGCGGGATTCCCTTTCGCTTCTTGAAGACGCGGTCGGAGTTTCGCGCGGGAAGTTCCAAGCCTATTCCGCGTTTTTTAACTTTGGAGAAACCGACGAACCGATTTTGGTTAGCACTCCGACGCGATTAAAAGAAATTGAAAACCGCGACGTATTTAATCAGTTTATTCGCCAAACGGTTATTGCTAGTTCCGCAGCGGTGACAACCGAGATCGAATATGAATCCATTAACGAAGCGACAAACGCCCGCGCGCAAGTGCGTGACCTTATAGAAAACGAATTGTTTATTACAAAAGACGACGACGTATTTCAATCTTTAAAAGATTTAAACGCGCAAGTTACGCGCCTTCTACCCGACGTCGATTCGGACCTTCCAAACGTTCAAACAATCGTTCCCGAAAATACAACTTCAAGTTTAATTTTAGCGTATGATTTATTTGAAAACCCTAACGTCGAACCTGATTTAGTTTTACGGAATAATATTCCGCATCCAGGTTTTATTGTCGGCGGAAGCCAATTGGAAGTAATAGATGTCGGAACAGGCGCCTAATTTATATGAAAAGACGCAGAAAATACCCGACGCGGTTACGTTGTTTGTTAACGGTAAAGTCGTCGAAGGTTGGGAAGACTTTTCTTTTACAAAAGAAATTAATTCCGCCGCTAGCGAATTTTCTTTGCAGCTTGTAGATCAATCCCGTGAACAGCGAAAAAATTTATTTGTTCAAGCCGGCGACGCAATTCATTTACACGTAGGGAAAAAAAGTTTATGCACGGGCTACGTCGAAAAACTTGATTTATCTATGGCTAGTAATAGTCGGCGTTTTGTTATTTCGGGCCGGTCCCGAACTTGCGATTTAGTGGATTGTTCCGTAACCGGCGCAAATGAATATAGTGGCTTGACGTTAAAAGAAATTGCCGAAAAACTTTTTCCGCCGTTTCGAGTGCGCCCGCTTTTCTTTGTCAATGCCGGCGCCCCGTTTGATAAAATTACAATACAGCAAGGCGAAACCGTGTTCGCATTAATCGACCGTCTTGCCCGTCAAAGAAAACTTATTATTTATCCCGACGCCGAAGGAAATTTAATTTTCACGCGCGCGGGCGGGAAGCGTTCGAAGACTGAATTACGTCAAGGCGTTAACGTACAAACAGGCAATGCGTCCTATGACTACACGGACCGTTTTTCCGAGTACACCGTTAAAGGGCAAAACCTTTCGTTTTTGGGCGACGTTGGGCAAAGTACCGCCGCAACCGGAAGCGCCAAAGACGCGGGCGTTAGTCGTTTTAGACCGTTTGTTATTGTACCGGAAGGAACAAGCGACGACGGAACAAGTGCCAACCGGGCAAGCTATGAAGCAAGCGTGCGTCGTGCGCGTTCCATTAATGTAGAAGTTGAAGTGCAAGGGTTCTTCCAAGCCGACGGCACTCTTTGGGATGTTAACCAGATAGTCGCTTGC